TTTCAGTTATTGCTAACTCACTCCAACTTAGTTTTTGATCTAATGCTTTAGTAAGTTGGTTTTCAGTATGATAAAATTTAGTACCTGTCGGAGTACTTAAAATATACTGATCCTCATTTAAACTAATAGTGCCAAATTTAACACCTTTGTCTTCAACAATCCAAAACTTATTTTTAATAATTTCTTTTGCATTCATACCGGATACCTCGCATTTAATGGCTCTGCATAATAAGTAGCTTGATCTGCAATACGTTGCATATCCCACTTAGCACAGAATTTCATAAGACGCATGCCTACTTGATCTACTGTCTTAGGCACAGCATGCTCTTTAATTGTAGTAGTAATTAGTTCTTTAATGTGTTCGGGTTGTGCAGTTAAGTCACACAGTACTACATTACGCTGATAATCATCTAGCACACGATGTTCGACACCTTCATGATCAGTCCAACGCTGTAGCATCATGTTATTCCAGTTAAAGCCTTTTGTAACTTTATCTTCAAACGCTTCTGTAAGGCCAACTTTGTTCTTAGTGCCTTTTGTACGCACACCGGGATATGCACTAAACACATTATCACTAGTGTCGCCACGCATACACTTTTCAAAAATTTGCCACTTAGGATTAGGAGCAGGTTTTACTTCTTTGGTCTTCTTGTCAATAATAGGCTCACGCTTCTTATCGTCAAAGTATCCTTTGTGTGTAATAATTGTATTACTCACACCGTTGTACTGCTGTACATTAGGTGCAATAAGTTGTGCAAAGTCGCCATCTGTACTAATAATAATATGAGTGTCATTCGGGTGCATTTGTACCCAACCTGCAATAAGATCATCTGCTTCTAGTTGCTTGTGTTGCATAACAGTACAGTTAGTCTTTTCTGTAACAAAGTTTTTAAACTCGTCAAAGATTTCCCAAAACGCTGTATCTTCTGCAGATTCAGTAGGAGTAAGTTTATCACGTGCAACTTGTCTGTTACGCTTGTAAGGAGCATAAAAGTCCTTACGCCAGCTACGACCTTCTAAACAGAACACAACGTGATCTGCTTTAAAGTCAGTCCATGCTTTCTTTACACTGTTTAGCGTAATGTGTAGTGCCATGCCTACCTTTGTGTCGATATCGCCGCGTACTACGTGACGAGCTCTAAAGAACGTATTTGCTGTGTCTACCAGAATGTATGTACTCATATTATATATGTGCCTTTAGTGTTATCATTATAGCATATGATTGATAGAATGTCAATCATGATACTTCGCTTTTGCTTTTATTAATAGGCACTACGTTAATGTACCCCATTTCTCGCGCTGTGTTAAGACCTTCTTCGCCTAACACTTGCATAGCAATAGTTCGAAACCATCCATCTACAATCTGTTCGTTTGACTCACCGCTATAACCAGCATCAAGTAGTTCTTCAATAAACTGATTATTCCAATCAAGCTCAAAGAAACCGTTCTTAATATTCTTTGGATTAATTTGTGTATCTAACACAGCAACCCATGCTTCGCCTTTAGCAGTAGCAGCTTCTTTTTCTTTAGCAAGAATTGCTCTGCGTAAATATTCATTAGTAGATTCTACAGGCATTTCTTGTTGTACTTTTTCTTCTCTGCCTAGTAGCTTATTGAGCCATTTCATATGTGTTTCCTTAGTTTATCGATTTGTTCATCTTTGTGTACGCCCTGCCTAAGGGCGTTAAGCGCATCGTCATCAAGTCCCCCAGGCATTTCCGAATAAGCTAATGTGGAGTCTCGGAGTGAATCGGTATCCTTTTGCCATAGCAAGTTTTGCAACTTCTTGTACGGTAAGGTTATAACCTTCTGTACGACCGCCCATCGGCATAAGATATACTGGAACATTGATCCCAATTTTTCTGTAAGCCTCGACAGCTCGATCAACTTCTTCAACGTCAACGCTGTCAGCAACAACAAATTTAAAATACATGTCAGCATTAAGTATAGAGCGGTAATTGGCAGCAACAGCAGGCTTAATAGCGTCTGTCCAAGATTCACCAGATACGGAGAGCTTGGGCGAACAACTAAACGTTGTTTTAAATCTTGCCTGATTCTTAAGGTAATCGGCAAACTCCGTGTGTAAAAATTGTGTAGTGTTTGTTTCAAATGTAACATTCTTTAAGTCCTTCATTCTAGGATGCTCAAACAACTCAATATACAAACGCTGCCAAGCAAGTAGCGGTTCACCGCCAGTGAGAATCAAATGGACATCCTGTCCATTATCCATAGTCCACTTACCTTCTGGAGTAAGCGACAGTATATGTTCTACAACTTCGTCGATAGTCTTGTCCATTACAAGATGTTTGAACTCAGGATAGATACTTGCGTAAGTGTCGCAGCCAGTAAACACCAGCGGCAAGTCTTCAAATACTTTTGCAGTTAGATGCACACCGGAGTCAATAAGTTTTTTAACTTCTGGATTATATTTAGCTTTAGGAGTACCACGAGGAAGTCCAAAGTTTTGACAACGGAAGTTGCAACCATATGTACGTAGGAATACACTAGGTACACCTACATATGCACCTTCGCCTTGTATACTGTAAAAGGCTTCGCTATATCTCAATTTCATCGTGCAAACTCCTGTTGCAGTTTAATATTGTCAAAGAATTCTTTCTTTGTACCAGCATCGTGTTTAAAGCTACCTTCAAGTACAGTAGTTTGTGTAAGACTACTATTTGCCATGATGCCGCGATTCTCACAGCATCCGTGTGTTGCTTGAATATACACTCCTAAGTTACTAGTACCTGTAGCAGCTTTAATCTCACGTGCGATGTCATTACACAGTTCTTCTTGTAATGTACCACGTCTAGCACACCACTGTGCAATACGAGTATATTTGCTAAGACCAATTAACTTTTGAGAAGCAATAATGCCAATATAAGCAATGCCACTAACGGGCTGGTGATGATGACTGCACATGCTACGCAACTCACTGCGAACAACCAACATGCCTTCATATCTATCCTCGCTGTCATTTGGGAACGCCGTTGCGCTAGGCATAGGATCATAACGTCCGCTCATAATCTCATTGTAGTACATTTTAGCAAGGCGCTTTGCAGTACCTTTGCTGTTAGGATCATTTTCACGATCAATTAGCAGTGTGTCAAGTACACTTTCAAATGCTTGTGCAGCTTCGTTGATAAGGATGTCTTTTGTATCATTGGAAATATATTCGCTGATGTTATCGCCTGCCCAAAAGCGTTTATTTTCCGAGTGCATCTTCTCACGAAGCACTTGAGATAAGTTTTTTTCTGTCATTTATTTCTCCGAGTTATTGACGTGGATGTCTTATATACTATTAAGTATACACTGTTATTTAGGCTTTGTCAAGTAGTTTCTTATAATTTCCTTTTTCAGGAATTACGTGCCTTACGCCACCTCGAGGATCCGCCATGTCCTCTTTGCGTCGTGGAATCAAATGTACATGAGCATATTCTACAGTTTGTCCTGCCGCTTCGCCTACATTCTGTCCTATGTTAAACGCTTCACAATATCCACGTTCTGTCCAATCGTATCCCCACTTGTATGCTGCTTCCCAGCATTTTACAAGATGTTGCCAATCTTCTACTTTAGGAACAAAAAGAACGTGACCTTCTGTTACCGGAAAGTCGTCCTTATATACTGTAAAGTCTTTTGTATCTACTAATACTTCAGTCCAAGGTTTAGTATTCATTAACAGTTTCCCAAGGATAAACTAACCAAACGTCATCTTCTGCTTTGTTAATTTCGTGACAAGTATAATCTACGGTGCCGTTAAACCCACTTGCTAGATTATCTGTAAGTGTAGCAAAGCGAACATTCTTATGCCAAACTGTATTCCAAGTTTCTTCATCGGGCAAACAACTGCTCTGCCAATCTTCTTTAATCCAATTGAATGTAGCACCGCTATTGTTGATATCATCTACAATAAGAATATTCTTACGCAGTGACAGGTCCCATCTTGCACCAGTAATGCCGGTTTCTTCAGCATTATTATATCCAAACGCTTCCTCGCTCATCCAAAGATTACTCTCAGGTCCGCATTCACTATCGCGCAAACTAACTTTAAGTGCTTCGCAGCGAACTTTAAGCATGTTACTAATGATAGTAGCAGGAATATTGCCGCCACGAGTAATTCCTACAATATAATCAGGACGCCAGTTGTCTGCATACATGCTAGTAACAATCTGTACGCACATCTTTTCAATGTCTTGCCAACTGTAATAATGTTTCTTAATCATTTCATGCTCTCCAGTGTTGCAATTTTAGCAATCTTATCACCAAAATCATCGTCCTTGTGAATAATGTAAGTAGTTGTATTAGTACGATCTTTTACCCGATCATATGTTCGAAACTCTACCACACGTCCGCCTATTGCACTAAACACTCTAAAGTTTAGTATAGGGTCAGCATCGCACACAGTTGCTTCAGTATCACGCGAACATGTTACCGTGTCACGACCAACTGTGCATTTTTCTTCTTCATAATCGCTACCTTGCCTTGCCCAGCTAGCTACTAGTTTTTTAAACCATCTCATTTAGATTCCTTAATTGCATCAAATGTTTTATACTTTGCAAGTTGCGACTCATACGCATCTTTTAGTTCTTTTAGCTTAGGATACTTTGCTTCCATATCTACGTGTCGCTTTAATAATAACACAGAGTCACGCAGTTCGTCAAGTTCTTTCATAACATCTCTGCCTTGAACAACAAGAGGAATATCAATCTGCATCGTATTAGGATCTAACGAGTCTCTTATAGTCAGATTACCAGTAATAGCACTAGCACTACTATACGTTCTGGTTAACACACCAGTATCAGTACAACTAATATACCCGCTCAGAGCAGACATTTTTTGTGCTGCTGATCCGGACAAGAGTCCAATGGTGTTAGAACTGGAATTAGTGTTCGAGCTCATATTTTTCCTTCAAGTATTGTTCATGTTGTACCCAAGCACCGTCTTTGACAAAGCCCCATTCTCTTAGTTTAGGACCAGGTACAAACAAAGTCCAAGGCTCAATACCAGGCTCAAGTTCAATGCTATGAAGAGACTTAGGACTGCTAAACCTAAAATGCCCCGGTCGTCTCCACAATTTACCTGCTGGAGTATGTTCCCAATACCCGCCGCTAAGAATAAAAGTAAAGTAAGGCCAAGGATGATCATGTAAGTCATCTAAATCTCCTTTATGAAAGTTATGTAAAAAGACATTAAACGGAAACCATGTACGCTCTTTTAAGAAAAGATAATAGCGTGTTAAGTACGGCTCGTTGTGGTAACGGTCCATAATCACACGCTTGCGATCTACACGTTCTAGCAGTTTAAGAAAGATTGTGCCAATAGATATATTATCCTTTAATTGTGTCATACAATGCTGCTCCACTAAAAAATTCTTTGTTTAGTTTAGTAACTTGTTTAGCTAGACTAACTGCAAAGTCATCGTAATTTTCCATGTACTCTACAATACGTGCAATTACTTTGTCTTTGTGATACAAGTAAGCGTCATAGTCTTCAGTCCATTCGCTTGGGTATAAGAACTCTGGAACAGCCATTTCACTGTAGCTTAGTCTATTCGGCACCATAGGAATAGCATTTACTAATGCACCTTCATACCAACTAATACCTAGTGTTTCTTGTAGGTTAGCACTAAACACAAGTTTAGCTTCCCCTAGCAAGTTATGATATTCATTCTTTGTAAGCTGTTGCTCTTGACAAACAACAAACTCATATTGTGGCAGGAGCTGTGCCAAGTCTCTAAAAATATCAACTTGCTTCTCAGGAGCAACACGATGTGGAAACAAGATCAAGTCTCGCTTCTCCATACCTTTATATTGTGTTAAGCTATCTTTAAGATACTCCATAGGCCATCCTACACGAACAATTTTACCACTGTCGTAGATTTCTTCCCAGTCATCGTCGTACCAAGGATTCTCTACCATCATGCCGCCATGCAGTAATTCATCAAAGAACATCCGAACATGGAACTCTGTAGCAAAGAAGTTATTGTCGTACACATGATACATACTCTTCTCAGCATGTCTTACCCAGGGCTTATTGCCAATTAGCCTACCAAGAAAATCATGAGGATCATAACTACCAGCATGCCATAAGCCACCGATTCTGATATCAACGCCCAAGAGCTCAGCCATGTAACGAAGCTGGATAACAGTTGGGTTCCAAGCATCCGTATATAGAAAATAGTCTCCATTCTTTACCTCACCTTTGCAAAACATTTCACCAATGATTTCTAATTGCTTACTCTTATAAACATTAGTACCACCAAAATTAAGAAACGCCCCAGGCGTAGTTGCCTGAGGAGTATTTCCGCCGCTAATAACTTTAACATCTTCATTAGTAGCATGCCGCATTTGCTTAGGCAAATACTCTTTCCACTGTTTAGTGTAGCGGGTATCTACTGCTTCAATGTCTACTATGAAGATTGTCATTTAGTTACCTCGATTGCTTTCAAACCTTGGGTTAGGACGGCGTGTGCGACGATTGGGATCGTAGCTTGCGCCTGCACGAGATTTTGCTCGCAGCCAACCTTGGTGTTTGTTGTACGCAATCCAAGTTGGTGACTCGTTGCTATACATGTCTTTTTCATCAAAGACTTTTGCTTCAAAGCGACAGTAGTCACGGAATTTATCCAAGTCGTCAAATACTTTGCGGATAACAGGATTCTCAATTGACATAGTTTTTACCTTTTTAATTCTTAGGATAAAAGTTTGAACAGCCGTTTTCGCCATCTTCGGCAACATCAATCTCTACAAATCGGCCGGGATACTTTGTAGAAATTTCTCTGTACAAGTCATCTGCGATCATTTCGCAGCTCTTGTGATTTAGTTGTAGCACAGATGT